AAACTTGCATTACCCGCAGTAGGCGCACCACCCAACCATCTAGTAGTCACTCCAGAAGTTGTGCCATCCACTTGCACAGCAGAGTTGTAGTAAGCAGTAGAGCCTTGAGTAACCAAGAAAGCCACAGTCATTGATTGACCTGTACTCATCAAAGTGTTTAGTGAAGTACCGCTAGAGCCTCTGAAGTTAACTGTCCAGTTAGCACTTGCATTGCTTGTGTAGTACAGAACAGACTGAGTTGTAATGTCGTAGTTAATCGTGCCAGTGGCTGCAGTTGCTGATACTGTTGCTACCTCTGCCGCATCATTTAAAACAATGGCTGTGGCAGACGATGTGCCTGAAAAAGTCTGAGTGCCAGTAAAGGTCTGTGCAGAGTTGGTAACTGCTGTGTTAGCGTTATAGGCTTGTACGTTAGTACCGATTGCCAAACCTAAGTTAGTCCGAGCAGTAGCAGTATTGGATACGTCAGATAGGTTATTAGAGTTAACTAAGAAACCACCAGAAGTAAAAGCAGCTTGAGTCCAAGCCGATCCTGTCCATACATACAAAGTACTTACTGTTGTATTCCAGTACAAAGCACCTGTCAACAGAGCATTGCCATCATTGTCTACAGAAGGAGCAGAAGACTTAGAGCCTAAGTATCTGTCATCAAAAGCATCGTATGAAGCTGCCGCATTGGTTTCGCTTGTAGCCGCATTGCTTGCACTTGTAGAAGCATTAGAGGCACTTGTTGAAGCATTTGAAGCACTTGTTGCCGCATTAGATGCAGAAGTAGCCGCAGCAGTAGTCGAACCAAATATCGAATCTATTTCAGTTTTGGTATAAGCATTCGTAATGTTATAGCCACCAATAGTCGTTGGATTCGTTCCTGCCGTTGCACGACCATAAGCATCAAAAGTCACAGATTGGTAAGTGCCTGCTGAAATACCAGAAGTTGCCAAATCAATGTTGTCCGAATTGACAACAATACGACTAGAAGATGCAGTTCCTACATTAAGAGTGTTACCTGTCTTTGTAAGACCATCACCCGCAGTAATCTGACCCGCACCTGAGAACTGCGCCCAAGTGATAGATGTGCTTCCCAATGTCCCACCTGCATCTATTGTGCAGATAAAGCCAGAGTCAGCGTTAGTTGTGCCTTTTTCAACAAAGGTAAAAGCCGCCACCAACTCAGCGTAAGTGTCAGCATCGGTTGTGCGTGTCCATGAACCTGTGGCACACAAGTAAATACCATTCTGTGAAGCAGTAGATTGGTCTTTAACCAAGACCCGATCACCCGCAACAATCGATATGCCATCAATGGTTTGTGCGCCAGATAAGGTGATGTTTGCAGTAGTAGCCGCCACCACAGAGGCTTTGGCATCAATACCTTGGGCTAGTGCATCGACATAGCCTTTGGTAGCCGCATCAGAATCGTTTGTAGGGCTTGCCAAACCAGTAATGGTTGCAGATGTACCACTATCCATGTCCAATGAGCCAGAGATGGTCACATTGTTGAATGTAGAAGTGCCAGAAGCAGCAGTCACGTTGCCTGTCACATTACCTGTAATATTGCCAGTGACGTTACCCGTGACATTTCCTGTCAAATTACCCGTCACATTACCTGTCACTGCACCTGTCAATGGGCCACTAAAGCCAGTATTTGCAGTGATGTTTGTGCCAGTAATAGCAAGTGGAGAAGAACCACCGATTACCGCACCATTGATTGTTCCCGCACTAATAGCGGCAGAAGCAATCGTAGCAGATGTGCTGACAGTAAGGTTGGTAAATGTTCCTGCTGCGGCAGTAGTTCCACCGATCACCGCACCATTTATCGTACCCCCAGTAATGGTGGCAGATGAGTTATCTGTCTTAGTCGCAATGGCAGTTGCAATGTTATTGAACTCTGTATCAATCTCAGTACCCTTAACAATCTTTAGAGGATTGCCAGGCGAGAGATTATCTTTAGACGCAAAGTTAGTGGATTTTGAATAATTAGACATGGTTTATCCTATCTTGCCTTCTTTGGCTTGAAGTTCAATTTTCTGAATTGATAACTGAGTGCCATTGATAGTGGCTTCGTAACCAGTTTGTACGATTTTACCCGCACTAGACGCATTACTTGTTAATGCTTTAATTGGTATACCGCTTGAGTAGTCTGCAACTGCATATTCTCCAATGCCATACTCAAAATAGCCTTGAGGTGGAATAAAGACGTTCTCAGACTGATAAGCACCTGAATAGTCAAAAGCCCACTTGATTGTGAGGAACTGGTTAGAACCACCAATAACCACGGCAGTAATAGACTTCAGAATGGAAATCTGATTGGGATTACCTAAGTCAGCATTGTTGGTGTAGTACGAGAATCGGTAAGTAGTAGCATCATCAAGATACCCACCATATTTACCAATGTAGCCATTCTTACCAATGTATAAATCACCATTACGCAACGATCTTAGTGCCGTTGGTGAAATATTGTCCCACTTGGTTACACGGGAAGCACCATCTTGGAGACTTTGCTTTGTATCAAAACAGTAGACTTGCAAAGTAGCGGGTAGAACAAGCAGATAAAAAGCGTTCTTTTCTGAATAAACAGATTTAACATTTGCTAGTGTTTCTCCCGCCAAGGAAGATTCCAAATCAAAACGAACATTCTTAGAAAGGTCTCGCAATGGAGCAGACTTCTCTTGAATTGTCCTCATCAGTGAACGAACACCTGAGTCTGACAAGAAAACAACATCAGTACCAATACTTTGTATGGTATCTCTAGCGATACATCCAATAGAGCCTACTGTGTCGCTCAGAACAATAGATGCGGGAGTAGAAGCACCAGAGTAAACAAGAATCTGCTTCTTGCCAAAGATAAACAAGAAGTCATTGTGAGCTGCCAAGCCCATGACTTCATCTGCACCATTAGGCCACACACGGGATACATCCAATGAGCCTGAAGTACCACCGCCCCATACATGACCTGCAATCAGATCAGAAAAGGTAACAGTTACTTTGTCTGTTGACGTATTAGCCACCCACAAACGACCAAAAGCAGAGATGCAGATGTTGGCTTGAGGAACTGTAGCTACATAACCTGACTTCTCTGAGACTCTGCGATAAGTTGTGGTACTTACGGCAGGGTCATAAATGAGAGGATCGTGACCAGTTTGGAAGAAGTATGCAATGCCATTCAAAGATGCACATTGCCAATTAGATGCCGTAATAGTAGGAGCAGAACCGCCACCGCCATAGGTCAACTCAGTCACCGCATTAGCAGTACCAAGTTTAAATATCTTGTTGTTTCCAGCAAACAGAACAGTCAAAGTTCCATCGTTTTGGACTAACTCATGGATCACGCCAACATCGTTAGCACCCAAAGCACCAGAGGAAGAGTTAACCCTTGACCAACCTTTTCTAGCACCAATACGACCATACTGATCCAAGATGCAGTTAGTTGCAACCAAGGCAAAGCCAGACCCCAAATCAAGGGGCGAATCTTCAGTATTCAGGCCGTAAAAGCCTGGTGCTGAGAGACTGTAACTTTGAAGTGCTGATGCCATTAGACCGCCACAAAGTTGTCTTCAGGATAACGAGTGCTTTCCAATGCAATAGCATCAGAGAGCATTCCTCTAAACAAAGCATAAGCCTCATTAGAGTTTGTTCCACCATCTTCACCACGCTCAATCAAAGCACGAGAATAAGCACTTTGAGCAACCAAGTAGTCCAAGACCTTTACAGAAGTGCCATCAGCAGACAGATTGGCCTGTGGGACAGTTACATCAAACTTCAATGTATATACGCCATCAGGAACTGGGAACAAATCAATCTTTGTGTCGCCATTGCCATCTACACCACTAAAGCAAAACTCTGAAGGGATAGACTGTGAAGGTGTACCAAAGTTGAGCTTGCGGTTCATATCCGCAACAGTAGTGTTATCTAAAGTAATAACACTTGTGGTATTGATAGCATCGTTAACACGAAACTTCTGACCAACACCTGTCAAAGCATAGGAACTTGTGCCAGAAGCAGTAGTCACTGTAATTGTCTGAGATAGTACATTCCATGAATAAGCATCTTCAATCTGACGCTTACCATCATTGACAAACTTTCCAATCAAAGCAGAATAGGCGGTTTCGCCAACAGTAGATACTGTGCTTTCACGCAAGCGAACTAACACATCGTTAACAAGTTCTAAGTAGGTCATGTTCTTTGCGCTCCTTGAACCTCAAATGTAGCAATAAAACTGAAGGAACTAGCCGCTTCAGTAGTAAGTTGAATCCTATCGCCCTCTTCTAAAACCATGTAAGCAACACCATTAAATTCAAGGTATTCTTTAGAAGCTAAGGGATATGCAGTAAGAATATCCAAGGTTGTTGCGGTGCTTGAGTCATACCATTGGACAGTAATGCTCTTTGTATTTCCACCAGTGTTGTGGATGTACATGACAGTAAACTTGGCGTAATAACCCGTAGGAACTGTATAAACAGTTGTCAGCGTATTTGCTGTTGGGTTAATTCCGACAGATACTGGTCTCACTTCATATTCCTCTTAGAGATCGCTTTAGCCTTAGCCTTTGCGTCTTCCTTGGACGTTGCGCCCCAAGCTCTAAGAGAAAGTAAAAGTCGGGTAGGCTTTCCATCTTTCATCTCAGCGCCAGGCATATTGCCCATACGTGCTAAAAAGGATGCCCTACGAGGGTTATCTCCCGACTTGACTGGTGGCTTTAAATTGCCACCTGTTTCTGCATTATACGATGCTCTGCCTTTAGCATTCAAGCCCCCAGAAGCAGATTTACCTGCTTTTGTTTGCCAAGCAGGAGATTTCATTTCTTCTTCCTTGACATACCTGCTTCGGATAAAGCAATAGCAATAGCTTGTTTAGGCTTCTTGACCACAGGGCCACCTTTGCCAGAGTGAAGCGTTCCCGCCTTGAACTCTTTGTAGACCTTAGAGATTTTGGCTTCTGCTTTGGTCTTTTTCATATTAATACATGATTTTGGCTGTGATTGTTCCAGTAACATAAACTGTGCAATTGGCTCTTAAATACTTAGGCGCATTTGCCACAGTAATCATGCCATCACCAGTTAAGGCCGTACCAATCGTTGAATATGTTACCCCGTCAAGACTTCCTTGCAAAGCAACAGTCGCACTTGTGATGCCTGAGACTTGAAGGAATGCGGGCTGACCAGCGTCAGCTTGAACTGCTTTTGATGCGCCTGTAGCAACAACAGCACTAAGGAGGGTAACGGGAGAAGTTAAAGAAGCCATTATTTACCCCTTGTAGATTTTTTCATCATATTGGTAGCAGTACGACCACCACGAGTAGGCATTGCTTTAGGCTTACCAATAGCAATCATTACAGTAACGGGCATAGATTTCTTCTTGCCATATTCTTTGGCTTCTTTCTCGCCTTTTTCTGTGTATGGGAATTTCTTGTTTCCAACTTGTGGCATATAAATCCTTATCGAATTAGCTTGGTTGCAATGAAAGAAATGATACCGCCAACAACAGAGGCGATTGCCATTCCAACGAAAAAGCCACCTTTAGACTTGTTTGCCATTTCTAAAAGCGTTTTAATATCTTGGCGAAGTGCGTGA